GGCGTCCATGCCGACGCGCCGTGCCTGCAGGCGGTGGCGCCGCGGTTCAATTGCGTCACTGGTCACCCGCTCCATACGCGATTCCGAGCTAACGAGGGTCCCGAGTCGGGGGCGTGTATCAGGCACAAGTGAGGGAGAGATGGACGCGGGTATCAAGTCACTGTTCCAGATCGAATGCTTCGGACCCGAGGCGTTGAGACGAGCACAATTGGCAGCCGAGGAGAACATTCGGAAGGAAGAGCTCCATCTTCGCGGCCTAGGATACTTCGACGGTGCGGACGCCCTGAGACAGATCGCGGATTGCTTCGCTAGCGGGATGGTCCACATGGCTCCAGACCGCGGGTTCGTGTGGCGTTGCCCGAATCATGGGGGCATGGGACTGGAGTGAGGTGGCGAGACTCTCCCGTTGGGCCAGGACGCGCTCGGGACTGATCGTCCCCTACCAGGCTGCGGTCGGAAGCCTGTTTTCGGAGCAGTCGGCGGTCATGCGCGACCGCGGGAAGCGGCTAGCGTTGTGCTGTGGTCGGCGGTCGGGGAAGACGTCGGTCATGGCCACCTGGTTCTATGAGGGGGGCTTGGAGGACCCCGGGGGGATGAGTCTCTACGTCGGCCGGACCCAATACCTCGCACGGACCACGCTGCTACCCGCGTTCGAGTTGCTGAGGGAGAAATATGGGCTCCGATGGCGCCAGCAGTCGAGAGACAACCAACTCCAGGTGGCTCTACCCAACGGCCATGTCATCTGGCTGAGCGGGTGCAAAAATTCGGCTGAGTTCGGCAAGTTTCGCGGCCCGAAGTACAGGCGTGTTGCGTGGGACGAGTCGCAGCTCGCCGGGGGCTGGCTATCGGAGGCCATCGAGGACGCGATCGATCCGGCACTGTCCGACAAGGACGGGGAACTCATGCTGGCCGGCACGCCCGGGGTCGTCCCTATGGGCTACTGGCACGACGCGGCGAACGGGAGGGACGGCTGGTCTGCCCACCATTGGACGTGCCTGGAGAACCCCTACTGGCGCCCCCAGGGGGATGGCGAGCAGTACCTTGCGAACAAGCGACGAGTGAACCGCTGGACCGAGGACCACCCCACCTACGTGCGAGAGTGGCTGGGGCGGTGGGTACACGACGACACGGTGCTCGTGTTCGAGTGGCGACGCGACCGAAACGCGGGGACGCCGCCAGAGGATGCTGGGCGCGTCGAAACGGTCATTGGCGTGGACCTGGGCGACACGTCGTCCACGGCCTGGGTGGTGGTCCAGACCGTCATTGGGGCCCCCGAGATCTACATCGTCGAGTGTGTTGCGCGCGAAAACCTAACGCCGTCCGCCGTCTGTGCCCACACCGAATCGATGCTCAGCCGCTACCCTCATGCCCGGGTCGTGGTGGATGCGGGCGGGCTGGGGGGAGCATACGTGAGGCAGATGAGGGACATGGGAATCCCAGCCGAGCCGGCGGTGAAGTCCGAGAGACGAGCGGCGATCGAGATGCTACGGGGGGACATCCTGAGCGGGGCAGTCAAGGTGGACCCTCGGAGGTGCCGCGAGCTGATCGACGAATGGCAAGTGTTGCAATGGAACGAGGACCGCAGCAACTTCGATGACCGCTTTGCCGACCACATGACCGACGCCGCCATCTACGCACACCGGACGATCCGGCCCCTGTACAGCCCCGAGGAGGAGCGCAAGCCGGACCCGGACGCGGACGCCAGAGCCTACAAGCTGGAGGTGATTCGCCGGCAAAAAGAGGCGGAGCGTCGGCGGAGGCGCCATGGTCGAAGCTTCACAATGCACTGAGCCTTCAGAACGTTCTGAAACTTCTTGCGTTGTCAGGCCCGCTGGCTCATGCTAGGCGGAGTGGCGGATAGAGACATCCTCTCCGGACGTTGGCACAACGAGGACCAACCACCCTCCCTCGTTGCCTCCGAGATCGTCTCTCTCTGCCAATCTCTTGAGTCTGACTTCGGCGGACTGCACGCTCTCTGGTCCGACATGCTCGGCATGTACGAGCCTCGGGCGCTCGGGTCGTTCTTGAGCGCGGGCGCTCGCGCCTACCTGAACGTCGAGCGCGGGGCAGACGTCCCTGACGTGCGGTATCCTCTCTCGAGGTCGCTCGTGGACACGGTGGGGGCCGATATCGCAGGCAGGCAGCGCCCCAAGCCCATCGCCATGACGAACGGGGCCGACTGGCAAACACGGCGCAAGGCTCGCAAATTGGGCAGGTTCGTCGTCGGACAGATGGCGCTCAAGCAGGGCAAATACCTCGATGCATGGGAGTGCCTGACCGACACGTTCGTCGGGGCCTGCATCACTGGCATCAATTTCGTCTACGTCTGGGGGGACCCCGAGGCGGGTCGGGTCCGGATGGAGCGCGTCCCGCCCGGCGAGATGTATTGGGACCCAGAGGACGCTGGCACCGGAGAGCCGAGCAACCTGTTCCGGGTCCGGTGGATGGACGAGGACGCTCTCCTCTACACCTATGTGGATCAGCCACTCGCCGAGGGTGACATCGACGAAGAGGAAGCCGCAAACCGCAGGATGAGGATTCAGGCGAGCCCATCACGCGACGCGGGCTCGACCGACCACCGCCGACTTGCGCGGCAAGTGAAGACCTATGAGGCCTGGCACCTCCCGCTCGGTGACAGGCCCGGCCGTCACTCGCTGGCAGTCGATGGGGCCCTGCTCGTGGACGAGGAGTGGACTCGGGATGACTTCCCCTTCCTCGTGATGCGCTGGGCTCCGGAGCGCGAGGGGTTCGGCGGGATCGGCATCGTCGAGGAGTCTCGCACGATGGCCGACGAATTGAACAACGCGCTGGAATTCGCGCAAAAGCAGCACATCCTGTGTGCTGGTCGGCGCATCTTCTACCACCGCGGAAGCGTCGAGGAAGAGGATCTCCAGGCGAACAACGAGGAGACCCTCATTCCTGTCCGACAAGGCGATCCGTTCCCGCAGGAGACCGTCGTCGCAGCGATCAACCCGAGCACGCTCCAGTGGGCTCAGCTCATCCGCGACCTGGCCCATGAGGGTGTCGGCGTCAGCCAGATGAGCGCCCAAGGACGCAAGGAGCCTGGCGTTGAGAGCGGCATCGCGATCCGCAACCTGGTGGACCTCGCGACGAAGAGATTTTCCGTCAAAGCGGCCGCCTACGATAACTCCTATATCCGTCTCTTCCAGCTCATTGTCCGAGCGGTCCAGGACCTCGTCGAGCAGGGCGTTTCGGTCCGGTCGAGCTTCCCTGGCGAGGAATTTTGGGACGATCTCGAGTGGACCGACGTGGACCTCGAAGAGGACATCTACACGGTACAGATCGACACCGTATCCGCAAGCGCCGACCGCGCCGCGGGGCGCATCGCGACTGCTCAGGAGAGTCTGCAGAGCGGGCTCATTAACGCTGAGGCGTTCTCTCGCATCGTTCCCCCCGGCGGTACCCTCGACCTCGAGAACGAGGCGGGTCCGGTAACCAAGCAACAGCGCTACCTGGACTCTTTGATCGACCGCTACCTCGACGCGACCGAGGACGATGCAGAGTTCCGATTCGAGGGCCCCGAGGGCTTCATCCTCGATGTGGCCGGCGCGGTGAACCAGTTCGTGGGCGCCTACTTCGAGGCCAAGATGGGCAGAGCGCCAGAGTTCAACCTGCAGCTGCTCCGCGACTACATCGCCGAGCTCGACGAGCTAGTCAAGAATGCCGCTCAGGCCGCCGCACAACTACAGGCTCAGGCCGCGGGGGCTCCCCAGCCTGGCGCCGCACCACCACAGCAGGGGATGGCAGCATGACCGAGGACGAGCAGGACTACCAGGCACTTTGGGACAGGCAGGTCGCGATCGATAATGGCGAGGCTCCAGAAGAGCCCGAGACCACCGAGCAGCCCGAATCGGCAGAGGGCTCCGAGGAGACCGAGCAGGTCGAGGACGAAGAGAAGCCCGACAAGAAGGAGAACGTCGGCAAGGTCCTCCCCGCCGAGCGCGCCGGATTCCGTGCCGAGAAGCGCAAGTGGCGCGAGAAAGCGGCGGCTGAGCGTCAGGCGTTGGAGGCAGAGCGCACCAAGTTCCAGTCCGAGGCTTCGCCGATCCTGAAGGCCCGCGAGCTCTACGCGAACGGTGACCCGGAGGGAGCGATCAAGGCCGCTTTCGGTGTCGAGTTCCACGAATTTACCCAGATGGCCATCCAGAAGCACTCGGGCAAGGACCCTCGCGTTGAACGCCTGATGAGAGAGCGGGAGGCCGAGAAGGCCGCGCTCGAGAAGGCTCGCGCCGAGGCTCAGCAGCAGGCACAGCAGGCGCAGCAGGCGCAACGAC